CCGCGACCACCCGAGGGGAGGCTATTGTATGGCACTAAAACCGTTTTATAACGATGAGTCCGATGTACCAGAGCCGCTACGAGACCACTATATGGCCGACGATACTGGTCGGCATACGTTGGTTGTAGACGCTGTGGATGGCTACTCATTAGAAAACGTATCAGGCTTGAAATCTACGCTGGGCAAGCTCAAAGAACGAGCGACTATAGCGGAGGTTGATTTAAAGGCATTTCGGACACTGGAGCGAGACCCTGACGAGATCACGGCAGCGCTCGATGAGCTGGAAAACCTTAAAGCCAGCACCGACTCCAAATCTGAATCCGAGCGGATCTCTCAGTTGCAATCTGAACTGGAGAAGACCCGCACTGCTGCGAAGAGAGAGCGAGAAAAAGAAATCGCGCCCGTGATGGAAAAAAATCGCGCTCTGACAGACCAGCTCAAATCGGTGATGATTGATAACGCGCTAACCGAAGCGATAACGCAAGCCGGTGGCTCTGTTCCGCTTTTACTGCGTGCCTTGAAAGATGAGGTGCGAGCAGCTGAAGGTGACAACGGAGGCATCGAGGTGCAGATCGTAGATCGGGATGGAACGCCGCGTGTTACGGGTGCTGATCTCAAGCCGATGGGCTTTGCCGAGCTGGTCGCAGAAAAGCGAGCAGACGAGCAGTACGCCCCTGCATTTGGTGCCAATGGTCAATCTGGTGGAGGAACTCGACAATCCGTTTCTAATGGAGCGCAAGGTTCTCTTACCCCAGAAACAGTCGGAGCTATGTCAATGGCCGACTACGCGAGGGCAAGGGAGCAGCGCCAGATATAGACATAGGACAAAAATCTGATGGCTAATAATTTTCTCACTCCAAGTGTGATCGGGCGCGAAGCTCTGATGATTTTGGAGAACAATTTGGTCGCTACTTCGTTGTTCAACCGCGGCCAAACCTCGACTTTTACCGGCGCGAAGGTTGGTGACACGATCTCCATCCGCAAGCCGGCCTCGTTTACCGCTCAAGAATTCAGCTCCACCACTACGACCCAGAACGCGACCGAGACCAGCACTTCGATGGTTCTTGAGAAGCACTTCGATGTCACTTTTGGCGTTACGTCGAAGGACTGGACGCTGGAGCTTGAAGATTTCTCTCGCCAGTTGATCCAGCCGGCAGTAGTTGCTATCGCGCAGGGCGTAGATGCTTATATCATGGGCAAATACACCGGGATTGAGACCTCTGTCGGCGCTGCCGGCGATCCTCCCGACTCGCTCGCCGATTTGGCCGCGGTAGACAAGGAACTCAACGACCAGAAAGTCCCAGTTACTGATCGCGTGGGCATCGTTTCCAGCCAAGCCAAGGCCGACATGCTGGGCATCAGCGCGGTCGTACAGGCCGAGCAGCGCGGTGACGGTGGTCGTGCGATCCGCGAAGCCAGCTTGGGTCGCGTGATGGGCATTGACTGGTATATGAGCCAGAACGTACAGACACACGATGGCAATGGTCCCGCCAGCTATCTTATCAACTCCGCATCGGTTGGCGTTGGCGATACGTCCGTGGCGATTGACGGTGGCACTGGTAATCCGATTGTGGGTGATCTCTTTACGGTCGCTGGTGATACGAGCGAATATGTTGTGACCGCAGTGACGGGCGCATCTCCGATAACTTTTAGCCCCTCGGCGAAGGTCGCATGGGCTGATAATGCAGCGGTGACGTTTGTCGCGGATCATGTTGCTAATATTGCCGGCCATCCGAATGGCTTGACGGTGGCCATCGTGCCGCTGGAGTTGCCAGCCGGCGCTGCCCGTTCCGAGTATATCTCGGATCGCAACTTGGGCATCCGCGTAGTCTATGACTACTCGACCAGCACCAAGACGGACACGATATCTCTCGATCTATTGTGCGGCGCAAAGGTCCAGCAGCCTGACCTCCTTACGCGGGTCTTAGGCTAATATCTCCACCTTGGCAGCGGAGGCGCTCCTACAGCTCCTCCGCTGCTTCCCTACCCTAATCAAAATCACAGAGGCACCGATGGCAGCTGTTAAAACTATCGCACTGGCCAAGGGCAGCGAGGTGGTCGTGGTGAATGCTGGGTCAGCTCA